TATCAGGCCGGTGCATCACCTGGCGCTGTGATCCTTGGTATGTCGCCAGACGACGTCAAGTTCTTTACCAATGTCGATCCCAAGAACCCATTGCTTAAATCCATGGGTGCGAGCGACAGGGTAATTCTTTCAGGCGCCAAGACGATCCTTGCTGGCGTCAAGCTTGTTGACGACCTGTTTGATCGCATGGAAAAGCTTTACAACGCCATGCGTGGCCGTGGCTGGACGTCGATCCGCAGCATCTTCGAGGAAGTCGCAAGCGGCAGGCTGAAAGAAACCCCAGGCATGATCCACGCCAAGAGCTGGCAGGACATGGAATGGGACGACGCCAAGGAATGGGCGAAACGGGTGGACATGTTGAGAAAGATGGGGGCCCCTGGGTTCAAGTACGACGTTGAGTTTGCCAAGAGCGAGGGCCTGTTGTCAGAGCGGGCAACACTTGCGAGCGAGGGGCCCGTCGAGCCCCAAGGCCCCCGGCCCGTCGATCCACCCCCCGGCCCCGGCAACAGCGACGCCTGGGTCCGTAACTTTGCCCGGGAATGGGGCGAGAACTACTACCGCTTGCTCAGTGGCGAGGTGAACACGGAGGACCTGATGGCCAACAACTTCCAGAAGATCCAGAGCCCGTCCGGTGACACCGTCTACGTCGTGGCCACGGAGGACTTGGTGTCTGGCTACGACGCCATGACCAAGGTGCTGCCTGATCGGCCAACGCAATCCGGCATCCCTGTTATGGACGTTGCCGAGACGCGGGTCATGGTCCAGCAATGGTTCAACCGTCACGGCGGAGACCAGGAGCTGATTGAAGGCGGCTTGATGCCACTGATCCGCGGGTTCAACGAATACCAGGTTGGTGACTTGCATCGAGCCATGGCTTTTGCCGACAAGCTGCAGGTCGAAGCCTCGATGGAAGGCGCGATGTGGCTGAACTCTGCCAACGCAGATGGCGTCAACCAATCCGAACGGCTGGCCCGGCTAATCACGGCAGCCGAAAGCGCCCGCAAGATGCACAAGGCCGTCATGGCCGTCACCAGGCCTTGGGGCCAGCTGGGCCGCGAGATGCAGATGCCTAGGGACTACGTGATCCCGCCGGCCACAAAGGCAGGGGAAGCGGAGATCGCTGCACCTGCGCCAGCACCAGCGGTTGCAGCCCCGCCCGAGATCCAAGGTCTCGACGTCGGTGAAGCGATCAAGCGTGGCATTGAAGACGAAGGCTCTCGCCCGATCACGGAAACCTTTGGCGACGAGTTGCGCGAAGCAGCTGAAAACGGTGGTGAGATCACGCCCAAGGCCCAAGCCGAGGCCGACGCTATTGCCCAAACCCTGGTTGATACCGGGGCAGACCCCACGATCCTCACCAAGACTTGGAGCAATCTTGAGGCCCTGCGGGACAAAGGGGGCGGAGGCGGGGCTGGGCCGTTGCTGATGCTGCGGGTAAACAACCTCATCAGTGCTGGCGTCACGACCAACGTCAACTTTCAGAACGGCTTGCTGAATTTGGTTCGGTTGCCGCTGACAATGGCCCCGGCTGCGGTGGCCCAAGGCGAGCTCAAGCGAGCCATGTACTCGATGATGATGTTCCAGCAGTATTGGATGAACCTAAGCAACGCCTTCCGTGTCGCCGGTCATGCGTTCAAGGCTGGCCGGTCATTGATGAACATGGACGCCAACACCTTGGACTTCATGGACCGCATTGCCGCTAAGGACGCCCAAGGCGAGTTGCTGCGGGGGCCAGACGCCAAGACCGGCTGGACACTCAACACGGTTGACATGAGCGAAGAGCTGGCCCGCAAGCCCTTGGGCATGGCCATCAACGGCTTGTGGCAAGTTGTTGGCACAGGCGCCAGCCGCGTGGCGATCACCATTGACACGTTCAACTCCACGCTTGCCGGTTACGCCTACGAACACGTGCGCCACCTGCCCCGCGGCATGGAGCAAGCAGTCGAGCGTGGCATGGCTGAGTTCAGCCCAGACGCCTGGAAGTTTGCGCAGCAATACGCAGACACCAGGACCCAGATCACCATGCGGGATGCGGTCATCAACGGCAAGAACTTGGCTGACGTCGCCATGGAAAGCCCGCACGCCAAGAACTTCATGAACGCCGTGAACTTCACCGACGACGTGTGGGCAGAAATGCAACCACGGACCTTGGCTGAAGGCATCCAGGCTGGCCAGTCCCAAGGCTTGAAAGCAAACGAGCTGCAGGACTTTGCCAAGAAGTACGTGGAGGAAGGTCAGGCCCAGCACCGGTTGGCCAATTACGCGTTGAACGGACGGTTTGCGTTTGGTCGGCTTGGGTCCTTGCCCGGCGCCACCTTGTCGGCTTTGTCGGAAGCCAGGCTGGTGGGTCCCGTCTTCAAGTTCATCCAGCCGTTTCAGCGGGTGCCGTCAAACATCATCAAGTACGCGCTGCGGGGTACGCCAGCTGCCGTCTTTGTGGACACGTGGTGGCGGGACATCAACAGTGCCGATGCGTTCACCCGGGACCGGGCGATTGGCGAGGTTGCCGTTGGGTCGGCGGCCATATCACTGGTGGCGCTAGGCACAACCATGGGCTATCTGCGCTTTAACGGTGGCGGCCCGGTCGGAGATCCGGTTGCCATGAGGAAATGGAGCGACATCGAGGGCCGGATGCCGTACTCGGTGCAGTATTGGGATGAGGCAGCTGGCAGGTGGTCGGCCGCTACGTCGATGCAGGCGCTGGAGCCGTTTGCCACGCTCTTTGGGGCCATCGGTGACTACAACGACATTGCCAACAGCTTGTCGAACGATCAACGCAATCGGCTGGGGAGCAGCTTGGGGATGACTCTGGCTCGGATGACGGCCAGCGGCGTTTTGAGCAAGAGCTACTTCCAAGGCATCAACGAGATCTACGAAGCTGCGTTCAATCCCAGCAAGATCCTGGTCGGCCCTGGCCAACGCGATCCCTTGGCCCGGTTCCTGCAACGCATCGCAGCCAGCATGGTGCCGTACAGCAGCGCCTTGCGGGCCGCCAGGCGGGAAGTGGACCCTGTCGCTCGCACCGTGGACCCCAGCGACGCCGGAGGGCTTATGGGGTTCTGGGAGGAGACGTTGGGGGAGATTCGCAACGCGGTGCCCGGGTACTCCGAAGAGCTGCCAGCACGTCGGGACTTCATCAATGGTCAACCGATCCTGACGCCAGGGATCCTTGGGGGCGAAATGGTCCCAGCTGACATGCCTTGGATCCAAGGGGCGATGCAGTTCTCGCCGTTGTCGGCGTATCGACAGGTGCGCAAAAGCTTGGGTCCCGTGCACGAAGAGATGGCCCTGCTCTCCGGTGCCGGTACCAGCTTCATGGGACCCAGCGCCACCGATTTCGGGGCCAATGCCCGCTTGACCCCGTCGGAGCTGGAGTCCTACGTGGAAACTTTTGCCACGGTCAAAGACCAGTACGGCCGTAACTTCGAGCTGACCGTCACCCAGCTCATTCAGTCGGCCCAGTACCAGTCATGGCCCCTGCTGGCCCCAGACCCTCGCGACGTCAGCCTGCGGGCTGCTGCGATCCAGGCCGAGATCCAGGTGTTCAAAAACCTTGCCAAGGAACAGTTCAAAATGTCCACCCCCAAGGGCCAATCCATCGCCGCCGAAGAAGCCGCAACCGAAAGCCGCAAGCTGGAGGCCAACTACGTTCGGCAGTATGGTATGGACAACAATCCGCAACCCGCCCAGCCCGGCGGCCCCTGGTCCCCCACCCCCGGTAACCGCTGATGGCTTATTCCTACACCCTGTTCACTGGCAACGGGTCCACCACCCAGTACGCGGTGGCGTTCGGCTACATCCGCCGGGAGCACGTGGCCGTCACGGTTGCTGGTTCTTCCGCCACGTTCACCTGGGTCAACAACAGCTTGATCCAGATGGATGTGGCCCCCGCCAATGGGGCTGCGGTGCGGGTGTACCGAGTGACGCCGCTTTCTGCACCGCTCGTCGACTTTACCGATGGAGCGACACTGGTCGCAGCTGACCTGGACACCAACGCAAAACAGTCCATCTACACCCAACAGGAGCTCGACGACGAGCTGGTTGATGGGTTGGCGGCTGTGATTCCGAACGGGGACAAAGGGGACATCACGACGTCGGTCGGGGGTACGGTTTGGACGATTGACGACGGGGCTGTAACCAGCGCCAAGATCCTTGACGGCACCATCCTCGACGCAGACATCAATGCGTCCGCAGCGATCGCTGCCACCAAGCTCGCGTTTACCCCGGCTGGGGGCGTTGCAGCGACCACGGTCCAAGCCGCCATCCAGGAACTGGATACGGAGAAAGCACCTATTGCTAGCCCGACGTTCACAGGGATCCCAGCAGCCCCTACGGCTGCCGCCAGCACCAACACCACGCAACTAGCCACCACGGCTTATGTGTTGGGCCAATCGTCATCCACTACGCCAGTCATGGACGGCACGGCAGCTGTGGGGGTTGGCACCACTTTTGCTAGAGCCGATCACGTCCATGCTTCCGATACTTCCAGAGCGCCGCTGGCGTCTCCATTGTTTACCGGGACTCTATCGTTTGATTCTGGGTACGGATCTTCAGCTGTGGCTTACGGCTGCCGCGCTTGGGTTAATTTCAACGGTACGGGTACGGTAGCAATTAGGGCCAGTGGGAATGTAAGCAGCATCACCGACAACGGAACTGGGGATTACACGGTTAATTTTACGACGGCGTTGGCTGATGCAAACTTTGCGTTTACGGTTGGATACAGAGGTGTTGCTAATAACGACACAGATTACGTTCCAGCGCTACACACTGGATCTTCTCCATCAACTACGGCAGCGCGTTTTGTGGTAAACAATATGTCAACCGGATCGTTAGCTGATATTGATTATGTTTGCATTAGCATCTTCCGCTAACCCCCAACCATGG